CCAAGCCCTAGACCCCACCAGCTTCGGCGAGTTCTCCGCCACCACCGGCGTGTGGATGCCTAAGGCGTACACCGGCAGCTACGGCACCAACGGGTTCCACTTGGAGTTCGCGGACAATAGCAGCAACACCGCGACCACGCTGGGCAAGGACACCAGCGGCAACGGCAACAACTGGACCCCGAACAACCTGAGCGTCACCGCAGGCGCCGGCAACGACAGCCTCGTAGACGTTCCCACTAATGGCAGCGAGGTTGATACGGGTGCTGGTGGGCAGGTAAGGGGGAATTACTGCACTTGGAATCCTTTGGAAAAAGGAGCGAATGCAACGCTTGCTAATGGGAATCTTGATGCCAGCTTTTCTGCCGCTTCTCTAACCAGCTCAACGATTGGCCTGTCTTCCGGTAAGTGGTATTGGGAGGTTACTGTTACGGCTACGAACCCAATGATCGGGATCATCAAGCAAGGGGCTAACCTTGCTAGCTATCCAGGCTCTGACTCGTCTGGATGGGGCTATAGCACCGCTGATGGATATAAGTACAACGCTGGCTCTGGCTCTGCTTACGGAGCTACCGCTACAACGAATGATGTCATCGGTGTGGCTTTTGATGCCGATAACGGCACCCTAACTTATTACAAGAACAACACAAGTCAGGGCACGGCTTTTACTGGTTTAACTTCTGGCCCATATTTCCCAGCAGTAGGACGAGCGAACGGTACACCTTCTGTTGCTGTTAACTTCGGCCAAAGAAGTTGGGCCTATCAAGCACCATCGGGCTTCAAAGCGCTCAATACCAGTTCGTTACCGGCCCCAGTAGTCACGAAGCCTAGTGACCTGTTCGATGTGAAGCTCTACACGGGCAATGGCAGCACGCAGACTATTTCGGGGTTGGGGTTTAGCCCGGACTTGGTATGGCTGAAGAAACGCAGCGGCTCGGAATGGCATTCGTTGTACGACACAATCAGAGGAGTGGAAGCATACATAAGTACGAACACGACAAACGCAGAGGCAACTGCCAACAACACTCTGACTGCGTTTTCATCTACGGGCTTTACTGTTGGCTCTCAAGGTCTTGTTAACGAAAACGGTTTCACATACGCCGCCTGGGCCTGGGACGCCGGCAGCTCCACCGTCACGAACACCGCTGGCTCCATCTCTAGTCAGGTGAGGGCTAATGCAAGTGCGGGGTTCTCGATTGTTACCGCCACAAAATCCTCAGGATCTTCAACAGCCCAGACATTCGGTCACGGCCTTGGTGTCGAGCCGCACATGATCATCCTTAAGCGGCGCAATGGTTCTGAGTCGTGGTACGTGTACAACAAGGTGCTCGGTAACGCTGCCCGCCTTCAGCTCAACGAAACAAGTGCCGTTACAAACGGTAGCGGTGTTTGGGGCTCCACTACTCCAACCTCACAGGTATTTACTGTTCAAAGCTTTAATGATGGGGATTTCGTCGCCTACTGCTTCGCCCCAGTAGTCGGGTACTCTTCGATGGGCAGCTATGTCGGAAATTTCAGCACAGACGGCCCATTTGTTCACACAGGTTTCCGTCCCCGCTTTGTCCTAACGAAAGCATCTTCCGCTGGTGGCAACTGGCAGATCATTGATTCGGCCAGAAGTGACTACAACCTTGCGGATGACAAACTGTGGCCAAGCCAAAGCTATCAAGAGAATGATTCCGGTCTTGGCGGTGCCGGAGCTGACAACATCGACATTCTCAGCAACGGGTTCAAACTAAAGAACGCCAACAACGGCACCAACGGATCTGGCGTTACCTACATCTACTTCGCAGTAGCCGAATCGCCCTTCCAATACGCCCGCGCTCGCTAACCCGCCCTCGTAGTGAACAAGGTTAAAGCGTCGGCATTTCGTAGTCCTGTGTCGTATTGCAGTAGTGCTTCCAAATAACCTCAGCCGTATTACCGGCCCACTTTGCGACTTGCGCCACAGGTATTCCCGCCTCAATCCAACGGCTGATTGCTGTATGGCGCAGATCGTAAGGCCGATAACGATGGCTGGTTAATCCAGCGTTGTGCAATTCCTTCGCTCTGTCATAGAAGAAGCTCTGGAACGCATACCTGTTGTACGGAAAAATGTACTCATTGTCCTTGTCTACGGAATCAAGAATTTCTAAACACTTTTCGTTCAAAGGCACAACACGTTTTTTATTTGTTTTTGTAGAAAGTTTCAGGCCATGCGTAAGGGTGTAATTGCAATGGATCAATAGTTTGCCATCCTTTAGGTCAGTCCATTTGGCAGCGCGAACTTCACCTGTACGCATTGCTGTCTGGAGCATAAATTCAGAGTAAGCCGACCAACGTGCGCCACATTTTGTTTGGCGAGCTTCTAGAGCAGTGAGTAAAAGCGCTACTTCACTGCGTGGAATTACGATGATTTCTTCATCCATTTGGGGTGCTTTCGGCATCCGAAAACTGGCAATCGGATTCTTGGGTAGGTAAGCAATGTCTTCGCTGCTGACCCAGCGGTAAAGAGCCTTGACATACATCTCCACACGGCGGCTGGACTTGACGGGTTGCTGGCTCAAAACCCATGTAAGAACCTGCCTGCCTTGCTCCAGTTCCGTAACCGGACAGCGCCCGATCCACTTATCGACTTGCCTGTAGTCCGCCATGAGACTGGTGGGACACAAGACAGCAGAACGCTCTGCGTGGAACTCGGCCCATGCGCTTTGGAGGGTGTGTGGCACAGTAGTCGCCTACAGGGCCGAGTAAAGTACCGCTATACGTGCCTCCTGTCTAGGTCCAGTACAGATGTTCCTGTTAGACGGCAAGCCACTGAGCCCAGACGTGGCCTTCACCCATAACGGCGTCCAGTACCCGGCTAACTGGGTCAGACTGGCCAGCCCCGAGGAGCGCGAGGCTATCGGCATTACTGAAGTGCCCGATCCTGCCACCTGGGACCAACGCTTCTACTGGGGCTACGACGCCGAGGGCAACCTGATCCCTAAGGACCACACTCAGTTGGTTGAGCAGTGGACTCAGCAGACGCGCCACACGGCCAACACCCTGCTGGCACCAACGGACTGGATCATCATCCGCGAGGCAGATAACGGCAAAACCGCTGATCCTGTGCTGCGCACTTGGCGCGAGGAAATCCGTCTCGCCTCTGGCAGTAAGGTCTACGAAATCCAGCAGACTACCGACACCGCCGCTCTGGCGGCATATATCACCGGACCCGATTATCCCGCGTGGCCCGCTGATCCCTACGCACCTCAACCTGTAATGGAGGATCCTGAAATTGGCGGCCAAGAGTAAAACCGCACTGGGGCGCGTCGATCACAAGGCAGGACGCCCCAAAACCACAAGGCAGGGTTATGGCCAGCACAGCCGTCCGCGCCGCCGTGGCAAGAAAAAACTGGTCGGCCAAGGGCGCTAAATTAGTAAAAAGGTCGGCAGTATGCCTCGCAATGGAACATCACGAGGAAGTACACGCCGCCGCACCACAACCACCTAACTTGATCAACCAAGCTGTGCCGGCATTGCTGGCCACAGCTGTCATCGGGTTAGGTGGTCTTTTTATTCAGGTTGCCAAGCTTGATCAATCGGTTAGTACGGTCGCTGCTGATATTCAAGAACTCAAGAACGACTCAAAAGAAAGGCTTAGTGATCTCGAAACCAGAGTGCGCCACATTGAAATGACCGTCGGCAGCAAAAAATGAGCATCGTCAGCACCACCGACTACGGCAACGGCTACAGCCTGGATCAGCTGGAAAACGAACGCGGCGAGCTGTACTACCGCGCCTGCAAAGGCAGCATCTGCCGCTACGCCGAAGACCACTACATCGCAATGATGTACCTCGAAGGCATGGGCTGGGATCCTAAGCAACAAGCCCCTCAGTAATCCACGCAATAATCGCGTCCTCTCGATGCGGCTCCCAAAAAGGCTGGTCCCTGTACCACTCCAGCCAATCTTCCGCCGACTTTGAGATATTGCACCCAAAGCAGCAAGCCACAAGATTCTGCTGGTGCGTATGTCCTCCTCTGAACTTGGGGTGCACATGATCCAGGGTTGCAGATCGCCCCAGGTCTACCCCGCAATAGGCGCAAGAGTTATTCCAATGGTTAAGGATTGATTGCCTAAATCGTGCTTTTGCTTCCTTCTTGTTTAAGTATTCGCCATCCTCAATGCGATGGTCCATACCAAGCAGTAGCTACCCGGAATGTAGCGGTAGAAACTATTACGTGCGCAGGAACTCTTCTCTAGTACAGCTAAACTTCCTGCAGGGTTCCTATTTCCCATGGACTTCATCCAGCATCCAGCCTTCTGGATTTGCGTCGCAGCCGCTTCCGAGCTGATTGCTCTGTCGCCGCTGAAGGACAACAGCATCATCCAGCTGGTGTTCCACGCCCTCCGCGCTATCAAAGGAAAAAAGCTCTAAACAAAACTTGGGAGCAGGCTGTACGGGAGTGGTGGTTTGAGCTACTACTCCCCGGCAAGCTCGACGGGGCTGAAGCGGACTGGCACGCAACCCAACCGACCGATCCACCTCCTGTGATCGTTCACCACGAAATTGATGAACAGCTCCAAACCGGCGACAGCCGCCTACTGGGCGGCGCCATGAGCATCCACGCCCCTTGGTCCGATGGCAAGCAACAAAATCCGTCTTAGCGACCTGTTTCGCTTCTACAAGGGACTGCCCCATCAGATGGCGGCTGTCACCGAACTGGAGCAAGCAATCAATAAGGCCAATCCGCATATCTTGGGCCGCGACCAAGGCTGGTTCAAAACTTGGAGCGTTGCCGGCAAACAAAGCCAGTTTCCCAACAGCTGGGAAGGCATCCTTGAAGCTGCCAGAGTTGCTGGTGCAAAATTCCCCGAACTCGTAGCTGCCCAATGGGCACTCGAATCAAATTACGGCAAATTAGTATCTGGAAGAAACAATTTTTTCGGTCTTAAAGGTGAAGGCAGCGACAAGAAAACACAAGAGTTTATTAACGGTCAGTGGGTAACAATCACTGACAGTTTCATCGACTTTCCAGATTTGCTCTCATGCGTGATCTACCTCGTAGATCACTGGTACAAAGACTACAAAAACTACAAGGGCTGCAATAACGCTGCTACCCGTGAAGAGGCCGCTAGATGGCTTCACAAAGAGGGCTACGCAACAGACCCGAACTACCCAGGGAAGCTAATCCAACTGATGGAACAACATGCAGGCGCTAAACCTGTCGTTCCGCCAAACCAAAAGCTACTCAAAGTTCCCTACGAATACCAGCTTGGATCGGATGACGGTCCCAAGGGCTGGCGTCAGTGCTTTAGTTCCAGCTGCGCGATGGTGGCTCGCTACTACGGAAAAGTAAACGGCGATTATGAGTACAACGCCTTACGCGCTCGTTTCGGCGACACAACCGACCCCAAAGCACAGATTGCTGCCCTCAAAGCACTGGGGCTGACTGCCACCTTCGAGATGGATGGCACAGTCGAGGACTTAGAAACTGAAATCGCTAACGGTCATCCGGTTCCCGTCGGCTGGCTACATCGGGGGGCTATACCCAACCCGAGTGGAACAGGTCACTGGACCGTAGTGGTCGGATATACGCCTACACATTTCATCCACAACGATCCTTTCGGTGAAGCGGATTTGGTAAACGGCGGCTACGTCAGCAACAAAGGTGGAGCTGGCATCGCCTACTCCAGAAAGAACTGGCTGCCTCGCTGGCTCATTGAAGGCAACGACACAGGCTGGTTCATGCGAATCCGCAAAGGTTAATCATGCGCCCCATCGAACACAGCGCTGAGTCCAGCTTCCACAAGGCCGCCACTGACCAGTGGTTAGTCAACCTGTTCAACAAACAGGACTATCGCGGCCTACTTGAAGCCGCCCTTGTCCTCAATACGCTCCACCAGCTGGAACGCACAAAATCGGCCTGGGCTATCCGCGAAGCTGCAGATAACCTGGCCGATCAGTTTGGGATGGACCGCGACTCCGCCTAGTTGGCGGTGTATTTGCGATACAGCCCGGTATATGTGGCGTGGAGCGGGTGGTCTTTTTTGTCCCGCCCATCCCAGAAGTAGAGCTTGTCCAAAAGGTCAGCGCGATTCTGGTCGACGATGACCTCACCCCACGACTGGCGTGCCCAGTCAGCGATCTGCTGGCTCATTCCTTTTCTCCACGAGTTTGAGACGCCTACGGGCCGTTTCACGCGGCCCATTTTTGGCACGAGCCAGCTTAGGTTTTTTCGCCGCCGCCGTCGGCACCTCCACCTTGCAGTTCGGGTAGCGGTTTTGCGCAAACTGAATCGCCTGCTGGAGCGACTCCGCCCGCACCAAGTCCCGCATGGCGCCTTGGCCAGGCAGCCAAATCATCAGCTCGAACAGCTGAGCTTTTTCTGCACTGGTACGCGAGCGACCTTCACCGAGCCTCAGTTCGGGGTCCTGCTGTTCCTGGAATGGCACTACTTCCATGATTGGGGATAGGCGGGTTCATCAACGCAATGCACAGCAGCGTCGCAGTTACAAGACTGAGCAACAGTTCTCGCCGCAGCGACAGCCCGCTCGTATGTGACCCACGAGGATGCGTCCTCCTTGGATCTGGTGAAACCGATTCCTTTACCAGAGTCGTAAACCGCCGTAACCCAGCGATCCTCGACCATGACGACATAGCGCGTCATTGCTCTCAAGTGACTACTGTGTAAGGTTAAAGGCTATCTGCGCACGCTGTCGGTATATCACGAAACACAACTGAGTCTCATGCGTCAGTTTCTGACACTTTGCCCTCTTGCTTGGAACGCATCCGCCCCTCAACTCGCCGCTTCACCGATTCGCGCCAGGCCGCCTCATCCGCTTCCTGAGCAGTCTTGTACTCCGACGATCTCAGCGCCAATCCTGCGTAAACCAGCTCCCGCAGATACGCCGTAACCTTCTTGCCCTCTTGGGACGCAAGATTCTCCGCCAGCTTGTAACGGTTGGGGTCAATCAGGAGCTGGCAGTAATACTTGTTTCCGTGGTTCAGGGGCATGGCCTGCGGTCTAGTCTGCTACACAATAGCATACTGAGTCACAGTAGTCTCACCACCGCACGTCGTCATCCACCCGCTTCCGCCACGCATTGGCCTGCGCCACCCGCGCCCCACCCCTCTGCTTGGAACAACCCTTCCGAATACCCCGCGCCCACTCCAAAAACGCTGCAGCCCGCTGCAAATCCGCCGTCTTCGCCGCACGAATTTCCCGATTCAGCCATTCGAGCACCAGCTCTCTTCCCGTGCGGGCTGGACTCATGAGACGCAATCTGAGACTCGCATCACCGACTGGGGCCGATGCTCAGGACAAAGCTCCAGTGCCTTCATCCGTGCGGAGAAAGCATCTGGAGCAACGATGAACAGATCGTGAGTACCGCCGTGGCGCGTGTGCATCCGAACGCGGTACTCAAAATCCTCCTGGGTCACTTGGCCTCTTGCCAGCTATCCCCGACCTTAGCTTCAGCAAGCGGTGGAATTTTGCCCAACCAACGAGCTTCAGCTTCCTCCATCACGGTTTGCAGCTGGAGCGCCCAGACATCTGCGTGTTCTTCGCGGACGAGCAAGATGATTTCGTCATGCACCACGCCGGCCAAACGCACCACGTCTTCCCCGTCGGCGTGGAGTAGCGGCCACAATTTGCCGAGAGTAAGTTTGAGGACTGCGGCACCTGCGCCTTGGATTGGTGTGTTGCAACGGGTAGTGAGTTTGTTGTGCTCACCCGGTAGAAACCGCCGCAAGCCCGAGATGCGTATGCGGATAGATGGATTGTCCTTAGCCGCATCAGCAGCGCGAGCATTTTGCTGCTGCCATTTGGAGATGCCTTTATATGCAGCGTGGAACTTTTGCCGCACCTCCGCCGCCTCATCAAGATCCATCTGGATTCCTGTTGCTGCTGCGTAATTTCTGAGCCCTTTTGCCCCACTTCCGTATAACAATCCGAAGTTTGCCGATTTTGCGATTTGTCGTTGCTCCTTTGTAACTTCACCCGGCTCCACCCCATAAATCTGCACAGCAGTCATCGTATGCAGGTCTTCCCCCTGCTGGAACACCTGAGTCATTAAGTCATCCTGTGCTTCTGCCGCCGCAAGCCGCAGTTCCATCTGCCCATAGTCTGCAACAACCAGTTTCCAACCAGCTGGAGCCTGAACGGCAGCCCTAAACCGTGGATCCCTTGGTACTTGCTGGAGATTTGGTGAAATACACGACATGCGCCCAGTATCAGCCCCAAGCTGCATGTAGCTGGCACGAATAAACCCATCAGGCGAGTAATTCTTTAACAGAGTTTCCGCCATCTGCCGCCGCTTTTCAATCTTTTTCCACCGCAAATAATCCGCCACAACTTTGTGATCACCGACGTATTCCTGGAGCGCAGAACGACTAGCACTGGGCTTCCCGTTCTTCATATCCATCGGCGGCTCACCCAACAAAGCAGTGAACTTTTTAAGTAACTGCGCCGGACTATTGAGGTTAAATACATTCGGGTCCGGCTTCTTACCTTTCGGACCCGGCTTCGTCTGATACAACAACTTCCCGTCAAGCCCCCGGCGCAGCTTGTGTTCTGGCGGAAGTGCTGCATCGAAATCTTCGATGAACTTCTCACCGACCTCAACATTTTCAATATCAAGATCTTCAATTAGCTGCTCCAGCATCTTCTTATCAAATGGCAGCCCTGTACGCCACAGCTGCGCCATTGCCGGAAGCGCCTTGCACTCAAGCTCCCACGCTGGCATCAACGCACCAGTTGCCATCCGCTTGGTGATTTGTTCCCACAGCTGGGTCAACACAACCACATCCTTAGCCGCATACTCGATCTGCTCCACGCGCAGATCAGCCGACCAGTCGCTTTTTTGCTCTTCCTTGGAAATGTCTTGGCCGAGGTAGCGGTGAACGACGTGCTGGAGCCCGTGCTTCAGATTCGGCAGCCCGTTTGTCAGAATCCGACTGGCCAGCATCGAACAGTAGATCTTGCCCTCTGGATAGATCTCATGCTCCTGCAACCAGCCGAGGTCAAAAACCGCGTTGTGCGCCAGCCACTGCCTTGAAACGCTGCAGAACTCTTCCAGTGTGATCCAGTCTTCATCACTGAAGTTCCAGCAATCCAGCACTACTGGAGGCTTACCAAAGGTCGCCAACTGCACAAGACGAAGGCCACCGAACTTCGGCTGGAGCCCGGTGGTCTCGACATCAAACGCCACGAAGCTTGCGTCATCGAGCGTGTGCAGGTGCTCGATGCCTTGAAGGATTGTCATGCCTGGTAGGGCAGCTTGTACCCTACTACTCTAGCAGGCTGTCAACCTCCCGCGCCGAGCACAGCACCGCCGCCGCGAGTGTCCCACCCTCGGGAAACCCAAGCAGGCACCGCGCCTTCCAGTGGATGCAGTTCTTGCATGGGCCACCATCCAACTGGGGCTTGTAACCACGCCGCAGTCGCTCCATCCGCTCCTCTTCCCGCCCTGCGGGACTGGTGCGGTAACACTTCATGCACAGCACCGGGTTTGTCGTCTGCGTACCACAGCCCTGGCACGCTCTGCTGTTGATCGTGATGGCCATTACTCATCAACTTGGTAGAAAGAACATTCGATGGCAAAAGTCCCACCAGCTTCTGGAACATCCAAGCTGCACCGCTTCTGCCACCAGTGCGCACAATCCCGACACGTAATTTTCGTGCTGCGAATTGTCGGTACAGGCCCAGAAGCTTTAACTTGCGCAGCTCGCCGTGGAAGCTCAGGCCACAAATCTTTGTACGCCCGCCCTGTCCTGATCTGACTAACCGACTGGGGCACAACACCTAAGAGCCGCGCCAGCTTTACGTTGTCCCGCTGATCCGTAAGGATCAACTTAACTTCTTCCGGCGTCAGCTTCCTTGTCTCCAGGGGTTTGTTGTCCGATTTGTGCGTTGGAACAACTTCCCGCTTGAGTTTCTTGTCGTAGTAGACATTCCACCTGTACCCACAACACTTACAACGGAAGCGATACGAGCGGATCGTCGACCCGTTTCTCCAGTTGTACGTGTTGATGATTCTGCGAAAACTGTGAGTGCAATAGTTAGCCATTCCAGTGACGAATAACTCCTGCGCAAATGAAAATGTTTGTAATCATGTAAGCCAGCAAGATGCAAAAACGCACCAGTGCAACCTGATCAGCAATCCGATTGTGCTGGTGCGCCTTCTCACCCAACGCCTTGGCGACAATCCGCCACCAGTACCTCATCGGTTCTGATAGGGCTCCGTTGCCAAGGTGTTAATCAAGCGGTTCAGATACCAGCGACACTTCATCGCATCCTCCAGCGGATCTTTCTTCAGCCACATCCGACTGAGGTATTTAAGGCACTGCCACTGGAGCGAACCAGTACGAGCATCAGGCGCATGTCGCACCCAATCCTCAAGCACCTCAATCACCTCAGTCTTCCCCGCCGTGTAGTGCGAGGGATGGTCAACTGAATTACTCATCCTTTAGAAGCCTGAACAGCAGTGTCGCCTTGATAGCGACCAGTCACGGAGTAACTTTTGCCGGGCAACATCGACATCTTGTGGAACACAATCTGCGCGATACGCATACCGGGCCACAGCGGAACAGCGTGCAAGGACCTAGCGTTTTGCAGTTCCAGCGTTAGCCGCCCTTTGTAACCGGGGTCGATGTACCCGGCAAGAAGATGCTCAATCCCTTCTCTGGCACGACTCGACTTAAGAGCCAGCTGCCCAGCGACACAATCCGGGAAATCAAACTCCTCCATGGTCTCGGCCAGCACAAATTCGTGGGGCTGGAGCATGAACGGCTTTTCCTTCGTGTGCCCAGCAATGGAGTAAGGCACCAAGCTGGTGGTGGTCGGTAACTCCACCAGCAGATTCTCACCGAGTCTCACATCGAGACTGGCGGGATTCACCAGCTCCTGGAGAAACGGCGAGACCAAGCCCCGCCGCGCCAGGTTGTGGATCTCATGATCACACAAGATCGCCATCAGTCAGCCACCACAACCGGAGTGGGCTGCTGGAGCGCCACATGCTTCCAAGTCTTGCCGGACTTGATGCAGTTGATGGTGGTGACGTGAACGCCAAAGTCACGAGCAATTTTTGCGACGGACTTCCCACCAGACGCGATCTGCCGCTTAATTTCCAACACCTGCCCCTCGTTCAGCACCGCTACACCACGCTTGCCCTTGCGGCTGGACTTACGAGTCTTACTTTGAGACTGGGTTTTTTGTACGGACGTTGCCCGGACAATTTTTTCGCCAGCGGGCAGTGGGATTGTCTGCTTGGGCTTAGTCAGATCCAGCTGAACGTGCTGGGACGTCTCCAGAGCAAAGCGTGCTGCTTCGAGTGCTTTGGAGATTTGATCGAACTGGGATTCAGAGAGGACGTACATGCTCATGAGTAAGAACGGGTGCAGTGTAGTAGGGGATGGTCAGTTTTGAAGCTCCAGTTTGATGGCAGCTTGGAAATAGCCGGCCACCTTGAGGCGGCGGTAGACAGAACCGCCCTCCTCGCTTTGCTTGTTTTCGATGGCGTCGTAATCACGCCGTGCTTCCTCCAGGGAAGCCATGGTCTCGATGTTGAGCATGTTCAGCTCGCTATCAGACAGCTCGGACAACTTATCGAGGTACACCAGCTTCCCGCCCAGTAGGTAGGAGCGGTAGAAGGGCACCATTGAAGTTTCAGTCATTCGTGTTGGATCGAGTTCAGCCGAAGTAGGCGCGGCGGCGCTCTTCGACCCAGGCATCGTACTCAGCTGGATCAGCAAACCTGTGCTTAAAAACGTCGGGCACCTCAGTTGAGGGCTTGCGTGGAACACTGCGCAGCTCGCGCAAGTCGTTGTCGTTGTAACCCCGCGATTGGCGGTAGTAGTCGGCGTACCAGTCAGTCATGCGAAGTAGTTGGGATCTTGCTGGCGTATTCGGGTGAGATCCGTGAGTCTCAACTTGAGAATCTCGTGGATCGCCAGCTGTGCAAGTCGAGTGGAGCTGATGGTGTCGCTGGTGGCGAACACGTAGATGAGGTGGCGATAAAGCTGGGTCAAGGTGCGAACCCGGACCCAGTGCGTATCCCCCGGAATGGGCTCTAGACCTACTTCCCAGTCGTCATAGTCGTCCTGGTTACGTAGGTCACGAGCTTCAGACGTCCCAATCAGACGTGTCGAGTGGAGTCCAGTCGTCGACCCGATCTGTGAGCATGGCCCGGAGTTCGGCATCTGTCGCTGGAATCAAGTCTTCATCTGAAAAGTAGAGGGTGCCTCGGCACAGGGCAGGCCCCCACTCCGCTGGCTCGAAGGCGGTCTGCGCATAGCGCACCACCATGTCGTCAACAACGGCATCGACAACAAGATGGTCGCCTTCAAATCGCAGCTCCTCAATGCTTTGTACCTGGCTCACTTGACCTCCTGTGCAGTTTCGCTGGGAAGCAGGGACTCCATCCACTGATCCCACGACATTTTCAAGAATTGCTCCAGCTCCAGCAGCTGGGCCACCTGCTTCTCCTCGTAGTTGGTGTTGAGACCGAGGCCCTTGTAACGGGTGATCTGCAACTGGAGCGAGTGCCTGGCCCAGCCGACGGCGTAGTACCAGGGGCTGAGGTCTGTGTTGGCGACTTTGGCTTGGAATGGTTCGTACATTGTTAATCAGTAATGAAGGGCTCGCCGGGGCGGGCTTGCCCTTAGTGTTGCACACAAGCCGCCCAAGCGCAAGGCCGGGCTGTCGCTTTTCTTCACAACCGCGAAGGCGGCTGGGGCGAGCTACGCTTTTGGCCCTAGACCTTTTTTGAGGGATCTAGGCGGTCCAGCAGCAGCCGGCTGCGGGAAACAAGGTGGACACCGCGCGAGGACCCACCACCGGCTACCCCTATTAACGAAGGTGACTACTGGGCTTCAAGCTCAGCGGCAAGCAAGCGTAGTTGTGAGCAATCAACAACTTCCACATCGAGGAGCTTGTATTTGAGTTGATCCGCAGCAGATCGCAAGACGGCGGCAACGCATTGATGATCCTTTTGTAGAGGGCCATCCAGCCAGCCACAGTTATCCATGTAGGCATCTAGGACTGCATTTGCAGCGGGTGAAAGTTCAGACATAGAAGTGGAAGCGACTACTGGGTTTCAAGTTCAATAGTAATGGCCAGAAGTTCGGCGCGTATTGCTGCTGCGTTTACATCACAGCAAGAGTCATACGGAAGGCGTGGCGCTGGTACCACCTGATCCACAGCAGCTCGCAGGGCGGCGGCGGTGACCCACTGAACGTGACGACGCGGGGCGTAGTCCATTTCTCGGTATGCGGCATCTAGCACCGCCTGTGCAGCGGGGGAAAGTTTAGTCATTGGTTTTCTAGTTCGGTGGCGATGGCAAGAAGTCGTTCGCGGATGGGATCGTGCTTTTCGTACTGAAGCATTTTTCCGTCGGTCCACACGTCCTCATAGCCGAGAGGCACCACCTCATCCGCAGCAGCTCGCAAGACGGCAGCCGCGCATTGGTAATCTTTCTGCAGAGGGCCATCCAGCCAGCCACAGTTATCCATGTAGGCATTTAAAACTGCAGTTGCAGCGGGTGAAAGTTCAGACATGGAATTTGAGGCGGTGGTAAGCGGGCAAGTATTAGCTGACACCTGTTTTCAGGTAATACATGCTGATACCTGCCGTGTGCTACAGTGCTGTGGCTGATCAGAAAGCAGCAAAGCGACTGGGGTGAGATCCAGTTGCAAGAGCGGCGGGGGTGGCATCCTGCCGCTTTTTAATGCTTTTACCAATGAGCCAGAAGTCAGTCATCAAGCAGTCCTCCATCAACGAGACCGTCGCACCACTCCTTGAACGGTGCTTCAATCTGAGCCATGGCTTTGTTGTCGATAGTCTCAGGCTTGCGGATTATGCTGATTGCCAAGCCCAAAGCATCGCCAAGGCGATTCTCCAGCGTGTCCAGTGGCACAAACTTGTAGTCAGTCATTGATTTGCCTCCTGCTCCAGCCAGCGAGCGGCTGTATAGCCGACTTCGTTCTCACGCATCCACATTGCCACCTCGCGAATCGCGGCGCGGGCTTCAGGTGACCAGTTGACGGCTTCCTCATCCGTTTCCGAGCCGTACTCAATCCCGCTAATGGCAAGTGCCACGCGCTTCACCAGTGACCTACCACCTTGAGAAGAATTAGGGGTGGGGCTGGAGTTGGGCCGCAGCAATGCGTTTAACTGATCTTGTTGTTTTGAAGTGAGTTTTAGCGGTTTACTAATTTGGTAAACCTTTGATGCTTCACGTTCGGCGGATTCCAGTGATTCGATCCGACTGGCCAATTTCAAGATGTTGTCGCTGGTTTCGACGATGTGCTTGTGAGCCGCAGCTTCCAGTGTCTCGACCCTGGCGCGGAGTTCAAGGATGCAAGCATTACTGGCACCCACAACGGAACTTCTAGCCCAGTCTTCACAATGTGCCCACTGTTCGGGGTTTGCTTTGTAGTCAGTCATCGAGCTGCTCCAGTGCGCGGCGGATGGTGTCGAAACGTTGAGACCACTCCGCTTCCGTTGAACCAAGGTCAGCTTCGGCAAGGGCCTGTAGCGCCTGCTCCTTCAAGCTCGGTGGCTTGGGGCGGCGTGCGGATTGCAGGAACTCGCGGGCGTTGTCGTCAGACAGCTCCAGCAGTGAGCAGCACGCCTCCAGCTCCTGGTCGGCGCCGTACTGGGCGGCGCGTGTCACAAGATCGGCAAACGCACCAGTCAGCTGGTCCGGGTTACTGAGCCCAGTAGCCCCAAGCGGACCGAACGCCTGTTCAATCATTGATGCCACCAGTTCTTCTGGTGGGGTGATGGGGTGTTGCTGTGTCATGGGTGATTAGTGGTAATGACTACTTAAGAGTTTTTAAGTTAGGTACGAAAGCTAGTCGCACCAGTGGATTTGGGGTGAGGGGCGTACAAAGGTTTATGGGCGAGTCGCGTTTAATGCAGCCCCGACCGAGCTGCACCCCTCGAATTTGATGGCCCAAGCGTGAGACGCCTCAAGGACGCACAGGGGCTTGGGCTCTATTAGCCCGATGCCGAAGCAGAGCGGGAACCCTTCTATTGTTGCACACCTAAAGCTTCTGGCTCGTACTGCGTGAGCACGCAGACGTCAGCGCCTTGGCGGAGTGCTGTCCCAACGATGTAGGCAAACTGCTTTGGGGCGTCGTCGGACTCCTCGATCTGGTACTCCTCCACCTCGTAGGCCATGCCCTTGCGGAACCACGAGACGCGGACCACGGCGAGCAGCTCGTAAGGAATGTCGCCGACGGTGTACCCCAGGGTCGGCTTCCTGGGGCGTTTCGGCTGGGGTGGTTCCGACTTCACGGGATCTCTCCAAAACACCCACGCGGCAACCCGCATGAGCCCTAGGAAAAAGTTAGGCGTGGCAAACACGGTCGGTGGTTCAGTCGTATTGCACGATGCGGTCGGATTTCCCGCGATTGCAGTCTGAGCAGAGAGTGCGCAAGTTACTTGGCTCGTTACTGCCGCCTTTAGAAATCGGGATTGTGTGGTCTACTTCAAGTAATGCGCCGTTTACCGGTGACGCGCCACAGTCAAGACACCTAAAACCGTCTCTCTCCAAGATTTTATGCCGTGTACGTGCAGAGATGTAACGTTTAACTCGGATAAGTTTGTTGTACTTTGCAGCTACTTGTATACCCTTAAACTCTGTATTATCGTAACGTAAGTTTATCCCAGACTGCTCCCATATATCCTGAAAAGCACCACATAAAAAGTACAGAAAGCCTTCGCCGTAATGGTAAGTGCTTTTAGCAGACATATGTACAACCCATCTATATATGTCTGCAATACTATTTATGTCGTTAAGTTCAATACCGTAATCCATCGCTTCGTGATAAAGTTCGTAATAGATAGCGTTATCAATTTCTGTTACCTCAAAAGACCACGGTCCCCATGTTTTGTTCAAGTTTGTAGGGCTTTTTACATGAACTTCTGGTAAATCAGCAAAACACACTGGCTTGAAGTGCTGCGGTTTTAGGTTGGATTTGGCCTGTTCGGCTCTAAGTACTTCCGTGTAAGGATTCTTGAAAGGCATAGGATCTGCGGAGCAAGCTCCGGACGTAGGTGGACGGGGCAATGCGGCCGCTGGAGCGGCGACGCATTGGGAGGGGTGGCTGCCCCTCCCTTTGCCGTGCGTGGAGTTTAGTTCCAGAGATCAGCGGCTTCGCGCATCAAGCGGTCCAATTCCTCCTGTGTGCGCTCCTCGCGCGTGAATATCCCGCCGGAATCGTGTCCGATCTGCTCAGAGCCGTTGCCCTGGAATTGATCTGCCGAAATGACCTGTCCGTTTTTGTCCGAACCTGTCCGTTTTTTGTCCTTTTTGTCCGTTGTGTCCATTTCCGGCGAAAAAACGGACAGGTTTTGGACAGATCCGGACAAATCCGGACAACCCGATTCGTCAGATCCAGCTCCAGTGCAGTCTTCTTCCTCATTTAGGACAGGTTTATGTCCGACCCCCCTGCGCGCGGAGACTGCTTGGAACGTCCGATAGCTGGCTTTGCCCTGGGACGTAACCAGCCCCCGGTCAACCAGTCTGTCCAGCGCCTTACGGATCCCCTCAACGCTGCCGCCTACGAGCGGGTCGGCGTTCAGCTCCTTCCGTGTCATCGCCTCTCCGCGTGTGCGAAGGCGCTGGAGCACCCGATCCACTACGGAAGCCGGTGAGCCCTCCTCCACGCCCTCTGCAGGCAAGTCCTTCAGCTCAAAGGTCAGGTCAGCCTGCTGGCGCAGCACCAACTGCTTGCCCTCGTTGCCCTCACGGCTCTTATTGATCGTGATAAGCCGCGCAGAGGCCCCTACACGCTCCTTCTCGCCCTTGTCAGGCCGCCGGATAGCCCAAGACTCATCCACACCGTCTTCGAGCGCTGTGGTGCCCCTAAAGCCGCCCTCCTTGTTGGCGTGGTGGATGAAGACGATGGTGGTCGCCGGGAAGCTCTCGCCGTTCTCCGAGCTGTACCAGTACAAAGGCTCGGCGTATTCCGCCTTGTTCTGATCAAAGGCGCAACCGCGCATACAGGCGGTCACGGAATCCCACACCACGAGCTTGGGACGGTGCTCCTCAATCTGCTGGATGAACCAGGGGTACCAGAGCATTGAGACCTTGTTCCGCACGATCACGGGATCGTCCGCAGTGAAATCCAAGTCCTTGAACTGCTTGCGAATCCGACGGCTGTTTTGATCGCCGTTCAACCAGAGCACCGTGCCCTGTTCAACTGGCACTTCCTGCCCTTGAACTGAGAACGGAATGCCACGAGCGATGTGTTTTGCCAGCGTCAGGACCGCCATCGTCTTGCCGCAACCGCCACGCCCGTGCATGAGCACAGTCCCAGGCTTCGGCAGCAAATCCGGAATAAGGTATTCGATGGGCGTTTCCTCCGCAGCAAAAATTTCTTGGAGCGATCCTCCATGTGACCCACGGCGAAACTCTTGATCCGCAATAAGTAGCCGAACAACAGCCGCCGCATCCCGATAACCAGCCTCTAAGGCAAGTTCGTGGAGCTTGTGCTGCACTTCCGACGGGTTAGGCAGCTTCATTGCTGCTTCACCGCGCCTAACAATTTCCTCGTGAGGAAGTCCTGTAGTACGGAACCGCTGAACCCGATCTTGCTCAGCGTCAGTAACAATCCGCCGCAGATCCTCCGAAAGCCACATGCGGCCCGGAAGCTGCTGGTCCGCCATCCAAAAGAGCGTCCCAAGGCTGACTGGCCCCTTCCGAAAGGACTTCCAGACCTCCTCGCAAGGATTGCCGTCTGCCCAATCCTGTGAAAATTCAGGGTCTTCCGCCGACCAAGCCGACCAAAGCGTCAAACCAAGGTCAGTTGGCAGCTCCGAGTGGATCGCCATCCCCACCTTGACCCAGTGATCCCGGCTGCCATTGCCCTGCCCCGGAATCACCTTCAGCGCCGACTGAATGATCTCGGCAACCTCAGCTGGATCCCGATCCGAGAAATCCAGCGCCTTGCGGTTCTTGATGAACCCACCGTCCTGGATCTCCTTACCGGCGTGATCCCGCATCTCCGCCAGCAACCACTCAGGCGCATCAGGAATCGCCTCCAGGTCCCCTTCAAAGCCGTATTGCCCTTCCGGTGCCTTCCCATCACTGGAGCCCGGATAAGCCCCGTAAATGACGCCCTGACGGCCCCAGAGCACTTCGTACCCAGCGCCGGTATCCGACAGCCCAAAACCCTTAACCGAGCCCCACAGGGCCTCAGGAACGCGGAACAGGTACTTCGCAGCGTTCGCCTTAGTCGACGTAACGACTGGAGCACCCTCCAGCGAGTCCCCCCACTTCTTTTTGAGACGGCTGAGATTCCGATCCACATCGAGAATCACGAGTCCCATGCTGCGACCGCCTGTAAAGACGCCCACCGCTTGGAACACCTCAGGCTTCCGCTCGATCTGGAGCGCCACATCCGACGGCGCCATCACCTGATGGTGACTGCGCTCTAGAGGGGTCTTGCCCTTTGAGATTTTCCCGGACTGGATCGCCTGATCCTTGGCGTAAATCGGCGCATACGCCATCCCCACAGGCAGCTGGCGCACAAAAGCCAGCAGGTCCTGCGTCTTACTTTGCGACATGTTAGAGTCTCACATGAGAATGGAATCCACGCCCCCGCAGCTCAGCTGTAGGGGCGTTTTTTCATGGTAGCCAGCGGGTCAAGCACGTGTTACTGTGTAAGACGTTGGCACTCCTGCCGACCACACCAAACACCTAAACCATGGCCTTCCTTTCAAAATCCGCATCTGCAAACGTCAACGGCGGCAACAGCGGCGGCGGCTACCTGAGCCTCAGCAAACTCCCCGATGGTGGATCCGTCCGCTTCGCCCTACTCACTGACGAACCTCTGGAGTTCTACGAAGCCTGGGGTGCCGCCAACGGCGCCAACAAGCCCTTCCGCTTCGACTTCGAGCCCACCTACGAGGACGTGGTTGCCGAGATGGGCGAGTTCGAGCCCCGCGAAGGACGCGGCGGCCCTGGAACAGCAGACGTGAAGTTCGCCATCGCCTGCCCGGTCTACAACTACGAGTCCGGCAAAGTCCAAGTCCTGCAGATCACCCAAAAGTCAATCCTCAAGGAAATCGACCAGATCTCCCAAATGGAGGACTACTCCAACCTGCTGGAGTGGGACTTCACCATCAGCAAGAAAGGCAGCGGCCTCACCACCGAGTACACCGTCCGCCCAGTTCCTCGCAAAAAGGGCAGCCAAGAGCACATCGACGCCGCCTGGATCGAGGCAAAAGCGGAAGGCTTCGATCTGGGACGCCTGCTCACTGGCGGCAACCCCTTCAAGGCTGCCTGATTAACACACTGAAATTTTCAAGGGGCCTAACAAGCCCCTTTTTTAGTGGTACTATCAGTATGGGAAAATCTATTCAAATGGCCTCCAATACGCAAGACACACTGGCATCACTGCGTAAATGGAGGCTGGAACAAGACAACTCTGGCCCCTTCCGGGTCTACCGAGACATTAATGGCAACATTTACCATAGTGTTACACACATCCTAAAGGAAACAAGCGACAAAACCGGACTGGAGCGCTGGGAAGCCCGTCTGGGACCCGTCGAGGCAAGCTGCCAGCGCAACATTGCCGCAACACGCGGCAACATGGCCCATTCACAAGCTGAGTATCTCCTGAAGTGTTCCCAGCAACTGGCACGCTCAGCCGCCAACAAACGCAACTCCATCCGCTGGGACGAACAGGGATTGGCGCGCATCCCAGCGCCCATAACCAAGTGGGCTATCAAGCGCGTCAGACCGAACGTACCCAGGGTTGGCTGGAGCGCTGCCGGTTATGCACGCGGTCTCTGCGACTGGATCTCTGAGAACGTTACTGAGATTTTCGCCTCGGAATTTTCTATTCACCACCCCGCAGGATTTGCGGGGACTTGTGATGCATTAGTAGGCGTAAAAAACAATAACTTAGTGTTAATGGACTGGAAAACTAGCGTTTCAAGAAAGACTAAAACGGACGATGAAGGACTGGAACGTCTACCTCCCGGTCACACTTACATCGACCAATGCGGAGCCTATTCACTGGGACTGAAACACCTAACAGGTTTGAAACCCACTGGAGCAGCTGTGGTTTTAGCCCGCCGTTGTGGTAAGCCTAACGTTCACTGGATGTCGACTCGTGAACTCGCCGACGCCGAAGATTCATTTATGGAACGTTGTCACAGATACTTCGATGCCATTCAAGCCTCGGCCTAACGGCCTCGGCAAAAACCATTCACTGGAACGCCATTCAAGGCCATTCATGTATTGTTTCGGCCATTCATAATGCCAATACCTGGTATTTATTGGCGATTCTGCTAATACTTCCTCCCAGCATGGGAGGTCTGCTGGAGCGTGGCCGGTATTTCCGCCTACGGCTGTCTCGTGGTGTGTCTCATGAGTCTCACTGAGAAGGGGAATGAGAATCATTCTCAAGCCAAGGCAAAAGGAAGGGCTCCCATGGTGGGAGCCTGTAACTCAGCCTGCAGGCTTGGTGCGTTGCCTGTAACTGGCGCGAGGCTTACCGGCATCGGCGCGGGGTTTGCGTGGGGCGCCCGGTGGTTTGCGTGTAGTGGGTGTTGTGCGCGCTTTTTTTGCACTTAATTTCAGACCGGCTGGCACGAGATCGCTCGGGCAGGGCTCCCCGCCATTTAGCAGCTGGCACTGATTCCAGTATGGAATGACGGACTCCCAAAGCTCCCGGATCCCTTCCTTGCCGTGCAACTGGTGGAGCCGCAGCAGATCGCGCCACTCGATCTCTGAGAGGGTGGAGCGTTCCGCGCAGTAGCGCAGGTCTCGCAGCGCCCGTTTCTCTTGGCGCGTCATCTCCCGCTCAGCCTCTCGCTGATCTCGGGCAAGCTGCTGCCGTTCCTTCTGGCTGGTGAGCATCTCCCTATGGGTGAGGGTTTACCCTCTAACACTACCACCAGGCGCAAGGCTTGCCAGCTGGCTCTGATGTAGTATTGTGGGGAAGTAACCAAGGCACACCCTGCCATGCAAACCACCACACCCAAAGCCAGCCCCGCTCTGCTGGAGCGTATTGATCGTCTCGCCGGATGCTCCGGCCACTGGCTGCTGATCCGAGACGGCGAACCCGAGCGCGATGGTTTCGGCTCCTGGCACCAGACCCCAGAGCGCCATCTCGAAACCTGCCTATCCGAGCGCTGGCGCGGCGTCTCCCTAGGTTTCGTGCCCACCTACTGCAGCTGGAGCGATTACGCCAGCACCGGCCTAGTGGGCAAGGCTAATTACAACGTGCTTACCGATCCGGCCAGCACACCCGACCCGCACGGCGGCATCCTCACCGTTGGTTATGGGTGGAACGGTTCCGGCGTTGTGCTGGATCTGCTGCGGGTTCCGGCTGACGTCATTGAAACTGTTGAAGCACTGGAGCATTATCCGCTGATCTCTGAAGACGAGCACTCCACACTGGAGATGGAAGAGATCGACCGGGCCTGGCAAGACTGCTACGCGTCAGACTGGCGCGACGCAATCCGAGATCAGCTGGCTGCTTACTGTCCTATGGACGTGCTGGAGCGTAACGCTTACGGCCCGAGCACCGCGAAGTATTGGGCGGATGATCAGCTGGACTCCCTACCTGAAGACAAGCTGGAGCGGGAACTGCAGGAACTATTCCAGGTGTGCCTGGATTGGAGCGGAGAAGGCTGGCTGGTGGAGGATCTCAGCTGCGGCGCCTACATCAGGATTGAAAAGGTCGCACGCGGGATCGACCGCTCAGATCTGGTGGCGCTAACTGGCCTGGCACTCCTGCCGCATGATCAGGAATGGCGCCGGGAGGCCTACCCTTGGCCGGACGGTTCCCGCGATGCCCTGGCGCCTGCCTTGGCTTGACAGCCGGCGCGTACCGGCGTTATTGTTTCACACGAGACCCCACCCTAAGGCTCACTCATGACAACAGTTCAGGATCTGCTGGCTTACGCCAGCCGCCACGCCACAATCCGACAGCAGGATTATTTCGACCCTCGTTGCACTCGTGCTGACGAAGTGCGAGCGTGGCGCAACGACAAAAGCAAGCGCGACCGGCAGCGGCTGGCAGTTCTGCGCAGCTGGCCCGGACGCTGCCGCAGTGCCGAACCGCTTGTGCCTGGCACGTATTGGGGCACCCGGCTAGAGGTTACGGCTAGCGGTGAGATCGACTTTACCGCTTGCCAGTATCCGGGCTTAGAGGTTTGGCTTGCTGTCGCGGATTATTTCGAGCGCACTAATGCGCTGGAGGGCTGAGCGATGGCTACCCTTTCCCTCTTTACCGCTGCTGGCACGCTCACCCCTTACGCGTTTCGGTGCGGGTACATAGAGACTGATCACCGCACCGGCCTAGTGGTTTGGTGGCAAGACTGCACCTACCACGTGACAGGCTGGCTCGGTTCTGACCCTGGCGCTGTTTACGTGCGCAAGGCTTGCCGGACTCTGACAGAAGCTCGCAAGGCTGCGCGGTTCCCATACAGCCCGCCACCTGCCTAGTGGCATTCCCACCGATCAACGGCCCGGCCTTAGCGCTGGGCTTTTTTGCTGGCGTGAGAGGTTAGCATGGAGCCAATGGGTTTGTGATCCTAACGTGGCCGATTCTGAGGCACAAGATGTAAAGAACGAACCGCTCACGGTGGCGAACGATCCCACCAAACGGTGGCGTGGTGGTAAGGGTTCATCGGTGCGGATGGATGAACGGATGAACTTCGCCTATGCAGCGATGCTGGAGGGCGGAACCCGTCGCCAGGTACTGCAGAAGGTGATGGATCGCTTTGGAGTATCTGAGGTTACAGCTGGAAGGGATTATTCAGCTGCGATGCAGATTCTTAAAACGGAGCAAATCGAGACTCGTGAGAATCTACTTAACCAAATACAGGCGCTGCGCCTGGCGACCGTGCATAAGGCTCTCAGGAAGGGTCAGTTGCAGACTGTGGCGATGCTGCTCAAAGACATGGGCGCGGTGATTGGCGAGGCTGCACCCGAACAGCAGGCAGCCGCTGCACCCACGCTGAATATCACCGTGGAAGACAAGCGCCAGGGCTAGGCAAACGGCCGATAGTGTGCAACAATGGGATGTAAGCTCACCACGCTTCCCTATGCCTTCCCGCCTCCTTACCCTCGCCGCTCTGCTCACCGCCTGCGGTGTGCTCGCTATGGGCGCCGACAACGCAAACCAGCTGGCACGATGCGAGTCTGCCGGTCGCTCCGCTGCCGAATGCCGCCTGGTGGTGCTCGGGCGATAAGCTCTGCTAATGTTACACTGTGTGACAGTAGGGCCGCACTGCGCGGCTCTGCTGTGCTACAATACGAGAGCACACACAGCCACACCATGGCAACCATCACCACCACCGCCGCAATTCTGCTGGCGCTGATCCTGCTCCCCCTTCTCGTGCTGGCTTGGGCCAGCGAGTCTCGCCAGCAACGCGCCAAGCGCTGGCGTCGCAACGGACTGACGCAGCAAGCCATAGCCGACCGTCTCGGCTGCTCGCGCACCACGGTGCGCCGGCTGCTGGCGGCCTAGCGGGCTAGTACAACTGCACTAGGGGGTAGGGTTCGGCGCTGCCCGGGGCTGGGCGGCACCCAGGGAACCTACTGACATATCCTCAATTCCTTCTTCTGTACTACACCGGGGGCAGGGGTTCGATTCCTGTAATACCCTAGAAGGTACCCATACCCCAAAAAATGCCCGATTCTGCTGGAGCACTCACCCTTCGCTACGCCCAGGGCGAAGTTTTCTCCAGTCGAAAACGCTTCAGAGTATTGGTAGCTGGCCGGCGATTCGGCAAAAGTTACCTGTCATGTATCGAGTTATTGCGTGGGGCGATCGAAAGGCCGGGCGAAACCTTTTTCTATGCCGCCCCTACATACCGGATGGCGAAAGACATTGCCTGGAAAGTCCTGAAACGCCTCGTCCCGAAAGCCTGGATCAAGGCAAAGAACGAAACGGACCTCAAGATCGAGCTAGTGAACGGCTCGACGATCGAACTGAAGGGCACTGAAAACGCAATGGCCCTACGAGGCAGAAGCCTCGCTGGCGTGGTGCTCGACGAAGCCGCGTTCATGGACGCGGAGGTCTGGTTCGAGGTAATCCGCCCAGCCCTCGCGGACAAACAAGGCTGGGCATTGTTTATTTCCACCCCGGACGGCACGGCTAGCTGGTTCTACGAACTCTGGCAATACGCCGATAGCGGCGACAAGGACTGGAACCGCTGGCAATTCACAACAATCGACGGCGATAACGTCCCACCAGAAGAGATCGAAGCCGCCCGCGCGCAACTCGACCCTCGCACATTCCGCCAAGAGTTCGAGGCGAGCTTCGAGAATCTCAGCGGTCTCGTCGCAATCTCATTTGGCGACGACAACATCGACAAACAAGTCCAAGATCTCCCCGTCCTACCCCTCCTACTTGGGGTGGACTTCAACGTGGACCCAATGAGCGCCGTCTGCGCAGTGAAAAAAGGCGACGTGCTCTGGGTCTTCGACGAAATCATCATGACCGGCGGCGCCACCACCTGGGACCTATGCGAAGAAATCCAGTCCCGCTATGGCGTGGAGCGCCGCATCATCGCCTGCCCCGACCCCACAGGCGGCGCCCGCAAGACCAGCGGCGTTGGCGCCACCGACCACAACATCCTCCGCAAAAGCGGCTTCACCGTTTCCAGCCCCCGCAACCCTTGGAAAATCCGCGACAAGATCACCTGCGTCAACACCGCCCTCCTTGACGCAACTGGAACCCGCCGCCTGTTCATCCACCCGCGCTGCAAGGAGTTAATCAAATCCCTCCGCACCCTCACCTACTCCCCTGGAACGGGCCTCCCCAACAAAAATCTCGGTGTAGACCACGCATTTGACGCTCTTGGTTATCTATGCCTACAAACCTTCAACTTGGCCAAACCAGAGAGTCTGGGCAAAACGTCCTATCGTGTGTGGTAACAGCTGAAATATAGTGGCCAAAAAGCCGACTAAAGCCCAGAAAAAGGTCGCCAAGGTCATGCGCGAATACAGCGCAGGCAAACTTCATTCCGGCAGTAAAAAGGGACCAATCGTAAAAAATGCCGCCCAAGCTCGTGCTATTGCCATGTCCGAGGCCGGCATGACCCGCAAAAAGAGGAAAAAGTAATGGCAAAACGCGGCCTCTACAGCAACATCGCTGCAAAACGCAAGCGCATCGCAGCCGGCAGCGGCGAAAAGATGCGCAAACCTGGCACTAAAGGTGCCCCCACCGCTGCTGCCTTCAAAGCAGCCGCCAAAACCGCCAAAAAACGGAGGAAATAACCATGGCTGCCGTCGCTATCACCGCCAAGGACCATTTCACCAACATTGTTGAGTTCACTGGCGGCAACATGACTGCCGTTGACGACTGGATGGAAGTCCCCGCCCAATCTTCCAGTTACACCTTTGCTGCAACCGTAACCGGCGGCGCCAATTTCCAACTATCCCTGGAGTGCAGCTTCAATGGCAACGGCAACTGGTTCACCGTAGACAACGGCAAAACCATCAATTCCAACGGTCAATACGTCTACTTCTATGACGGCAAACCTGCCGCCAAGATTCGTATGCGTATTGCCTCCATCAGCTCTGGCACGCCCACTGTCGTCCCTCACATTGCAGTCGCTTATCACGGCTAATGGCAATCCAAACAGTAAACGGAGGCTGTGTTCACATCGAAATTGATGCTGAAGACGGCCTCACCCATGCCACATTCGTCTTCAAATCACCCCAAAACCCAGAAATCTTGGGCGGCTTCGTCTCCATGCTCGCCCAAGGCATCGAAGTACTGGTGCCAATCTCCGATCCCGACGACGAGGAAGACGACGATGATTGATGCCAAAATAAGTACAAAGTAGGAGCCTAGCCGTGGTCTACAGCGCCAACATCCCGCCAACTGGAGCTGTAGTCAGCGAATCCCCGTTCGTCCGCAGCCTCGAAGTCATCGGCATGATGCCGGACTGGGGCGTCATGGCAGCTGTCACTCGCGGCACGAACTACATCCGCGACATGAGCGAGACCTATCTCCCTCAAGAACCGCGTGAAGACGATGACGCTTATCAAACCCGCGTCGACCGCAGCGTCCTCAGCCCGTACACGAGCCGCCTGATCGAAACCGCTGCTGGCGCCATCCTCCGCAAGCCTATCCACATTGAGGGCGACCCCTACTGGCTGGAGCTGGCACAAAACATCGACGGCCTCGGCTCGAACATCAACGAATACGCCCGCCGCGCCCTAGTAAGCAGTCTTACCTACGGCCACAGCGCCATTTTGGTGGATTATCCGGCCGCGAGCGAAGCTCGAAATCTGGCCGAAGAACGCGCCATGGGCCGCCGCCCCTACTTTGTCCACGTCGACGCTCCCCAGATCTGGGGCTGGCGCAAGGAATCTGGCACCAACCGCCTGCTGCAAGTCCGCATCCACGACTACGACGTTCGCCCGCTGAACGAATTCGGCGAAGAACAGGTCGAGGAAATGCGCGTCATTTACCCCGGCCGCTACGACCTCTACACCCTCGGCCAAGAACTCGTGGAGTTCACCGCCACTGGCGGCTACAGCCTCGACGAAATCCCCCTAGTCCCGATCTACAGCAACCGCCGTGGTTTGCTGGTATCCCAGCCCCCATTACTGGACATTGCCAACCTGAATATCACGCACTACCAACGCCAAGCCGACCTAATCCACGCCCTACACATTGCCGCCATGCCCACCCTTGTCCTAGAGGGCTGGGATGACACGACTGGTTCCGCAACGATGGGCGTCAACTACGCCATCGCCATGCAGCCGGGCAACAAGGCGTACTACGTACAGGCCGACGCCACCAGCTTCGACGCCCAAATGCAAGAACTCCAAGCACTGGAGGGCCAAATGTCCACACTCGGCGTCACCAAACTTTTCGGCCAGAAGTTTGTCGCCGAGTCTGCCGAGGCCAAGCGCATCGACCAAGCTCAATCCAACAGTGTGCTTTCGATCATCAGCCAAGAACTGGAAAGCGCCCTCAACCAAGCCTTCGGTTTCGCCGCCCAGTACGTGGGCATGGAACCACCCGAGATCACAATTGACCGCGACTTCGACTACTACCGCCTGATCGGCCAAGACGTCTCCGTACTGGCACAACTGAACCAGATGGGCAAAATCAGCGACGCGATGCTGCTGGAGATCCTCCGCCGTGGCGAAGTTCTCCCAGACAACATCAACATTGAGGACGAACTGGCGGCCAGCACCAGCAACGCACTCGCATTACCGGAAACCGCAGAGAACACAGGCGACGAGGACATGGATCGCCGCGAGGAAGAACTTAACTCTTAACTGCTAACCTAGAAACGTCCAAGTAATACACAACTGTGCCCGAAGAACAGCAAGCACCAGTGACTCCTGTGGAGCCTGTTGCCCATCAGCCTGTGGCTGAAAGCTCCGATCTGGCCACCCAACTCGAAGCGCTTCGTGCGAAAAACCAAGAGTTGATCGCCGAACGTCGCAAAGACCGCGAAAACCGCGAAACCCTCCAAAAGCAGCTCGATGAGCTGCGTATAGCCCAAGAGTCGGCAAAAACCGCAAAGTTAGCCGAATCCGGCGAGTTCAAAACTCTCTGGGAAGAAGCCCAGCAAACTGTTGCTGACCTCAAGCAACAACTCGCATCAAAAGAATCCGAAGTCGAACAAATCCGCCAAGGGTTTACACAAGAACAAGTGAAATCTGCCGCCATCGCACAGCTTTCCCAAGCTGGTGCACTGGCACCTGATCAGCTGTATCGTTTACTTCAGGAGAACCTACGCGCTAAAGAAGGACAGCCTGTGGCTGTTGTCGGCGGCGTGGAAGTTCCAGTTGGCGAGTACATCGCCAACTTAAAAAACCCCGGCAGCGGTTACGAGCATCATTTTGCAGCTACGAACCGTGCCGGCATGGGTGTTACGGGTAGTGCCCGCAATACCTCCCTCCCCGGCCAAACCAACCCCTGGTCTAAGGACAGCTGGAACGTCACTCAGCAAATGCTGATGCTGAACAGCGACCCCGACAAGGCCCGGTTGTTGAAAGCTGAGGCCGGCCTCTAGCCCCTGTGGGGCAACCTCCCCAACCTTGACTCCACTGGAGCTACCCAATGTCTGCTTCTAACAGCAACTTCGGGGGAACTTTTCTCTCGAACCTTGTAACTCGTCCCGAGTTTCTTCAGTACACCGCTGAGGGCATCTTCGAGCAATCGAAGTGGATCCAGAGCGGCATCGTGCAGCGCAACGCTGCCCTCGACGCCCGCGCTGGCGGCACCCGCGTGCGCGTGCCTTTCTTCGACCCCATCGCCCCTAGCGAGACCCAAATCCTGTCCACCTCCAGCTGGAACGGTGGCCTGGGTTATCTGACCGCCCAGAACGTCACTGCCGACGAGCAGATCATGACGATTCTGCACCGTGGCTTTGCCTACGCCGCAGACGACCTCAGCAAGCTCGGCTCTGGCGCCGATCCTCTGGCCCACGTCCGCAACCAGCTGACCGCTGCCATCAACAAGCTGAAGACCGCCACTCTGGCTGCTCAGCTGCTGGGCCTCTTTGGTCCGATTGCCGGTAACGGTGTGCTCGGTCCCAACCAGACCGACAAGTCGTTCGCTGGTGTCCCCGGTTCAATGACCGAGGCCAACTTCCTGAACGTCGCCAACGTGGTGGCCGCTAAGGCCAAGCTGGGCGAGCGAGGCGACAACCTCGACTCCATCGCAATGCACTCCAACGTTGCGTATTACCTCCAGCAGGTAGGGATGCTGACCTTCAGCACCTCTGCATTGTCTGCAGGTGGCGCCGTTGTGTGGGGCGGTGGCGGTGTGGGCGTGACCCAAACCGAGACCCCGTTCTTCGCCGGTCTCCGCGTTGTGATCGACGACCAGTTGACCGCTCTGACCGGCGGCACCTCGACCCACGCCAAGAAGTACCCCGTGTACCTCTTCCAGAGCGGCGTCGTTTCCGAGGGCATCCAACAGGATCTGCGTCTGGCTGCAGACCGCAACATCCTGTCGATGCAGGACATCCTGGCCGTTGACTACCACTACGGTTATCACGTGACCGGCACCAAGTGGAACGTGGCCGGCGACAACCCCACCAACGCCTCCACCTCCGGCAACCTGGCTGCTACCGAAAGCTGGAGCCTGGTGTACAGCACCACCAAGCAAGTGCCCATTGCTCGCCTGCTGGTCAATACACCTTTCGATGTCTCGGCATACTGATAACTCGTTATCAGTGCTGTAGGATAGGGGCTCTTCGGAGCCCCTTTTTTTCATGGAAACTCGACCCATTCCATCCGCTATTGGCTATAGCGCATCACGGTGCGGAAAAATAATTAGCTATCACCGTTTAGAACCGTTTGAACTAAAACAAGCAGATCACCGCCAAGGGTATAAAAAAGTATCCGTAAAAACTCCTGCGGGCATAAAAAATAAACTGGTGCACCGCCTTGTTCTAGAAGCGTGGGTAGGTCCCTGTCCTGATGGTTGTGTAACTAATCACAAGAACGGTAATAAAACAGATAACCGGTTAGAAAACTTGGAATACTGCACACAAAGCGAGAACATGGCACATGCATACGGCTACGGTTTAAGCCCGAAACCGCCTACACGAAAAGGTTCTGAGTGCCGTTTGGCAAAACTTGACGAACAAAAAGTCCTGGCTTTACGGGGCGAAGATGACCGCAAGCCAGGATACTTAAAACGTTTAGCTGAAAAGTACAAGATTACGCCGTCTACCGCATCAAAAATACTTTTGCGGCGTACATGGACGCATATTTAACCCTCAATCTCACCAATCCGAATCCGCTCCTGATACTCAAAGATCTCTGGAGCACGACCCACCATCTTGTAAGAGTGGCTGAGCAGTTCACGAAACACATGTGGACTAACGGCCAGCTCCTGCTGGATCGTCTCTGCATCTTTACCGGCGGAAAACATTTCGCGGATTGCCTCAGCGACGGGCTCCAGTGAGCGAACGGTGTCACCGGGCAGCGCGGACGGTGCGGATTTCTCCTTTACTTCTAGGCTGTCAGCAGCTTTGCGAGCAGGCATGAGTACAGTGCGTCTCTTCGTACTACAGGATAACTGTCGCAGCTTTGTCGACGTCCAATATGGCCAACACCTAGAAGCCCAAGCTGAACTGGAAATGTTTGGCGCCAAGGTTTATCACTCAATGGTGCTGCGCGATCCACCCAAACAGAGGAAATCACGCACTGGCGCTAGACTCAAACAAAGGATGTACTGATTGTGGCTGCCGTCATTGATGCCACTGTTGCCGGCGCGTCAGCCAATAGCTACGTGACGCTGGCCGCTGCAAACACATATTTCGAGACCGTCCCAGACTCAGCCACTTGGACAAATAAGACCGACGACCAAAAAAACCGCGCCCTCATCAGCGCCACCCGCTGGATCGACGCCCTCAGCTTCTACGGCGACCGCTGCACCACAACCCAAGCCTTGAAGTGGCCCCGCGAGGACTTCGAGGTTGACGGCATCGAACTGGTCTGCACCGTCATCCCAACAGAAATCAAAGTCGCCACCTACGAACTGGCACGCGCCCTCGCCAACGACACCGACGCCATCACCGGCAGCACTGGCACCACCGGCCTATACGACCAAGTGGAACTGGGCGAACTGAAGGTCAAATACAAGTCCAGCTCGACAACACCAGGCATGGTGAACAACGTATTCGACCTCTACCCCTGGCTGCAGACTTACCTCGGCGCCTACTGCATGGGTGGCGCCACCAACTACGCCGTCCGTCTACGTCGAGGCTGACATGGGCCTGATCGACACCACCTTCGCCCCAATTCCCACCTCAGTCCTCGCCGACTGGGGCCAAAACATCACGTACATCAAAACCGCAACACCTCGCACCTACAACCCAACCACCGGAGCAGTCACTGGTTCCGACACCACCGTCACGATCAAAGCCGTTATTACGCGCGTAAGTCCTCGTGAGGCGGAGGGTCTTTACCAAACAACCGATCTCAAAGTCATCATCGGAGCGGGAGAGCTTGGCACTTACTACCCAACCGAAGCCGACCGCATCCAGTACCAACAAGCTGGAGCAACCCGCGAGGCAAAGATCATCGCCATTACCACCTATCGCGGCGACAACCCGGTTTACCACTCCCTAATCGTGAGGCCCCAGTAATGGCACGACGCCGCAACGATTTTATGAAACTTGCCGAGAAACTAGAAGCGGCAGTTTTAGCGCCGCTCATTTTGGGAGCCGCACGGTCAGCACAAGGAGTAGTAAAAGATCTACAAGAACTAGGACCTGCATGGTCCGGTGAATTTTCTAACTCTTGGGAAATAGCCAGCGAAAGTAAGGTATCCAGCGGCAGTGGATCACCAGGAGCACCGCAAAGATTGCTGGCACCTATTCTTACTCCAAAAGAGTATAAATTTAAGCCCGAAGTAAAATACTACATCGCAAACAAAGCCCCACATGCGGATGTAGCACTTGATTTAGTCGAAAGTACCTACAGATACCCAGGCTTTGGGCCGATTAAAGAAGCCGAAAGAGGTAATCGCACTAGCGGCACTCGCGGTGATCTATCCCTGCAAGCGGATGGACCTAATCAACGCACAGCACCTTTGGACTGGTACACAACATATCTACGCGGTGGGAAAATAGACAAGACGATAAGTCTCTACATGGATCAAGCACTTCGCAGCGTGAAACTATGAACTACCAAGCGATCCGCGCCGCTGTCGAAAACCCGCTGCTTACAGCGTTTGGCGCACTGGTGCCACCAGTACCAGTGTATTTCGACAACATCACAGCAGTCCCGCCTAACACCACCACTGAGTACGTTCGCGTCAATGTTACTTTCGGTATTACCAACGAACCCACGCTTACCAGCAGCGTTGACAACGCTCGTGGCGCGATTGTTATCCGCATTTTCACGGAAAAAGGCAAAGGACCAGCCCGCAATCAAACCTTGATCACCACAGCAGTCAACGCACTGGAGACACTAAACAACACCGCCAAAACAACAAGCGGCGTATTTTTCCGTGTGGGCGAAATTAACGGCCCAACTTTTTCAGCAACAGAAGAAGCCCCGCATTTTGTTGGAAGGATTGATACCTCCTACGTTGCAACTGTCCTGTCATAGGTAATGCTTAACAACAGGCGCTAACCTGTATTAAGCCGGGCAGTGCCCGCCCACAACGTCCACTTGGTACGCCCTATGGCCACCACCGTTCTGTCCGGCACGTCCGGCGCCCTCTACTACAAACCCGCCGGCACCACCGGCACTTTCGGCGAAGCCGGCGTCAACACTGGCACCGATGTAATCACCGTCGCCCCCTACCTGAACTTCAAGGCAGGCGACCCGGTGAAATTCCGCGTGGTGAACAGCCAGACGGGCGGCTCCGGCACCGGCACCCTGCCTGCGCCCATCTCTGACGCCACCACCTATTACGTCCTGAGCTATACCGCTGCAACTGGTGCGCTCACCGTATCGACTTCTGCCGGCGGCACCATCCTTGCCATCACCGACGATGGCACCGTAGCTGCTCCCAACGAGTTCGAGGTGTACTACGCCGACTTCGCCGTTGTCGGCCAAGTCCGCGACTGGAGCTTCGAGATCAGCCGCGCTGAGATCGACGTCACCACCATCGGTCAAACTCCTGGCCAGTACGTGCCCTTCCGCAGCTACATCAGCGGCTTCGGCGATGGCACCGGCACCGCGACGGTCTACATGACCAACGAGGACGCCGCCCTGTCCAACCGCATGATCGAGGACGTGCTCCAGCGCCAGCAAAACGGCGCTGCCTTCAAGCTCTACACCGACCGCGTGTTCAGCGGCGGCACCCTGAGCGAAAGCCTGAGCCGCTCCATCTCGTTCGATGCAGTGCTGACCTCGGCCAGCCTGAACATCAACCCCGACGACGCCCAATCGGTGACTGTCAACTTCCGCCCTGCTGGCACCCCGACCTTCGACTTCAGCACCTCCGCCTGATAGTCTGCTGTCGCAGTCAGTTCAGCAAGCCCCGGCCCCCAGCCGGGGTTTTTCATTTCTACTCCGCTACACTAATCCCATACCCCAAGCACTGGTATGCCCGTTCCTGTACGCGCAATCGACCGTCTCCGCAAGGCCGCCAACCTGGAGCCAGTCAAAAAAGTAGTAGAGCTGTCCGACGGCAGCAAATTTGAAATGTGGGTGGCACCGCTGACGATGGCCGAGCGTGAACGCGCCCAAAAGCAGGCCAAATCTGACGACGCCAACGCCTTCGCACTTCAACTGCTTATCGCCAAGGCCCTCGATGAATCCGGCTCCAAACTGTTCAGCGTCGGCGAAGTCGATGTGCTGAAGAACGAGGTCAAGGACAAAGACTTGCAGGCTCTGATGTTGGCGATCCTGACCGACGACGCCGAGCCCATCGACCCAAAATCCTGAGCGCCGAACTCCGCAAGGACAACTGGCTCATGCTCCAGTTTGGCGTCGCCAAAGAACTGGGCCTAACCCTTACCGAAGTTCGGACGACCATGACCGCCGAGGAGTTACTCGGCTGGAGCGCTTACTTCCAGATCCTGAACGAAGACCAGCAGAAGGAGATGGACAAGGCCAGACGCCGCCGCTAACCCGGCGGCTTTTTTACACCGTAAACTGAAGTACCAGAGTATGCGTGGAACGCCGTGGCTGCCTACAGAGCCGATATTGAGATTGGCGTAAAGGGCATACAGCAGCTTCAGGCTATTACAAAACAAATAAATACCCTTTCTACAGGAGTAGATAGTGTAAACAAGCGGTTAGCCGGTGCCTCGCAAAGTCTCAATGCCTACAATGCAAATCTTGCAAAAGCTGCTGCAACACTTAATAAAGTAAACGCTGGGACAGTTGCTGAAGCAGACGCAGTACGGCAATACGTGCAAGCATTGGGCCAAGCTAATGCCGCAAGAGACAGACAAAATCGTTTAATTCAACAGCAAATAGCCTTACAGCGCAAAGCCGTTCCTACAGCAAACGCAGGTTTTGGCGTACAAGGTCCAGCTCTGCCTCCGGCGACCGGCGCAGCTGCGCGGACAAGTCGCGGTATCGGAGGACGTTTAGGAGGAGCAGTAAGCGGCGCAGTTATCGGCGGAGCTTTTCCACTGTTATTTGGCCAAAGTGGTGGAGCCGCCGCTGGTGGTGCTATCGGTGGTCTTGTAGGAGGTTTAGCAGGCCCTGGGGGAAGCTTTGCCGGATCATTACTTGGAACATTGATCGGCGATATTGCGTCTAGAGGACAAGCAGTTAAACAACTTGGAGAAGATTTAGGTTTCTCTGCAGAGCAAACTAAGCAATTAGCTGCTGCGTTTAAGACCGCCAATACTGATGTAGAAAAATTTACAGCAGTAATCCAGAATATCCGAGGACTGGGGCTAGAGCTTGAAGATCAAGCCAAAGCAATCCAGCTTGTTACTACACTTACAGATAAGTACGGTGGATCATTTGAGAAAACAGGTAACGCTATTACATCAGCTCTTGAATCCGGAAAAGTAACGCAAGCAACACTTAATCAACTAACAAGTCAAGGAATAAATATCCAAGGAGAGCTAGCAAATAAATACGGTGTCAGCCGCGATGCCATTCTAAAAATGGCAAAGGACGGCGACATTTCAGTACAAACACTTATTGATACACTGGTAAAAATGGGTAATGAAGGTGTAACAGCAGCAAATAAACCTAAAACAGCGATGGAGCGGTTGACCGCTAGCGTCAATGCTCTAGGACAGTCTTTAGCAGGTTTAGCCACAAATCTAGTGCGTGCGTTTGGGCCGGCTATGCAGTGGCTAACTGATCGCGTTACTGATTTTGTCAACGCGGTATCAAGAGCTATTTCAAGACTTTCCGATTTAATGAATGGGGGCCGTATGGCTCAAGCGGAAATACAAGCGGCACGTGCTGCTGAAACAACGACGCAACGTAAGTTTGGCGTACTTGGCGGAATACGTGCGTTTAATCCAGCAGCACAAAAGTTTTATGAAAGCCAAAAACAAGCAGAGCTGCGGCGTTTAGTCCCTGGCGCTTTTGCTCCGACTGCCCCAGCTGCAGGTCCACTTACAAGTTTTCAAGTACCGTCCCAAGCGGCACCGTCAGGTGGCGCTGGGGCAAAAGGTCCCAAACCCCCAGAAGACCGCACAGCACTTCTTCAAGAAGACTTAGAGGCTATGAAGCTTATGTCCGTCACGCAAGACGGCATACGCGATGCTCTTTTTGAAGGGAATAAAGAACTGGCAATCAGACTTGAGTACGATCAAAAAGTTGCAGATATTAACCGTGATACCGCCAAAGCACTGCTTAATGCTAATTACCAAACAGAAGAAGCTGTAATTCGCGCGCAAGAAATTGTGCGGACAAAAGATGCAGAACTAGAACGCGAAGATAAATTAAGAGAGCTTGCACGAGATAAACAAGAGCGTATTAAAGAGATAATGGACAAGCTAGACATGGAGCTTATACAGCTGACAGCTACAACAGACATACAAAAACAAGCAGTTCAATTTCTTGAAATAGAAAATCAACTAAAAGCACAGGGCATTGTTTTAACAGATCAAGATGCCGAGGCAATTCGCCGAAAAATAGCAGAAATTCAAAAAGTAACAAAAGAACAAAAAGCAGCCCAAGACCAAGCCAAATTTATTGAACAGCAGTTTGCAGCTATAGGCGCTGGCGTTGGCGATTTATTGACGAACGCTTTTGATAATTTGATAAGCAAAACAAAAGACTGGAACGATGTTTTACGTGATTCCTTAATGGCCGTAGGCCGTTTATTGATGATGGCAGGACTAAATCTTCTTGCCGGCACTGACGGAAAGGGTGTGTTGTCGTTCCTGGGATTTGGCGGTGGTTTTGGTGCAAGAGCTGCGGGCGGTCCCGTTACTGGTGGTAAGCCGTACATCGTTGGGGAGCGCGGACCTGAGTTGTTCTTGCCCAGCACAGGCGGCAACGTCATGTCAAACAACGACCTGCGTTCCGCCATGGGTTCCAGCTCTGCTGCAGCAGGCGCACCAGTGCTCAACATGAGCTTCCAGACCACCAGCATCGGCGGGGTCGAATACGTCAGCCGTGATCAACTGGAGCAAGCCATGGCAGCCACCCGCCGCCAAGCTGCCAGCGACGGGGCAAAACGAGGGATGACAATGACCTTAGATAAACTGCAGCAAAGCCCTGGCACCCGTAGCCGCGTGGGTCTCCGCTGATGACTGCTCAATTCCCCGGCATCAAACCATCAGAGCGGAGCTTCCGTCTCGGTCAGTTCCCTACAAAGGTGTATCGCGCTCTGTCTGGCGCCACAGTCAAACGAGCCTTTGGCAACCGCGCCTACGGCTACGAACTGCAACTGACCTTCACCAACATCACCGATACCGCAGCGTCCCAGCTGATCGACCATTACAACGGCACATCTGGCGGCTTCAGTCGGTTCACCTTACCCGCCGAAACATTTGCCGGGATGGATGCGACGCTAACCAGCAAGATCCAATCGCCCACGCAAATCAAGTGGGAATACACCAGCCCGCCTGAAGTGCGCTCGGTTTACGTCGGACGTAACACTGTGACGATCAGCCTCGCCGGGGAGCTTGATTACTGATGAGCGAAATCCGCATCGCACAGTATTTCAAGCTGACAACTGCTGGTGGTGTTGTTCATCGCTACCAGAATTATTTTGTCGGCGCCAGCAGTACATATTTGAGCGAGTCCTACAGCTTTGCTCCGTTTCAGGCATCTGGTGCGCTTGCCACGCTTAACGGCGACAACGAAACGCTACAGGTCCTGTTTCCGAATCTTGAGGTTGTGCTGCGGCTGGTAGAGCAAGCCAACGGCAACCGCCTGAGCACCTTGGCGTTTACAACAGCGTGGCTTAATGCCAGCGATCAAATCCTGACGCCGCTGACGGATTACTACATTGGCATTGGCGCCAGCTTTAGCGAGACCACAGTTGAACTGCGTTTCCGCTCTGCAATCGACAGCGTGGGCAGCGCCTTCCCAGCTCGAACCTTGACACGCGAAAACGTTGGCCCGCTGCCTCTTAACAGCGAGCTGTACTTGCGGTGAACGACCTGATCGGCTTGAAGCGTGCGTGGGGCGCCTACCCCGGCGATGGTTCAGGCACGGTCGATTGTTGCCTGCTGTTTGCCGAGGTTCGCCGCCGGCTCGGCTACTACGATCACACACCAGATTTTGCTTGGTACTTTGAGCGCTATACCGACGACACCTTTCCGCGTCGGATCATGGCGAAATGGCTGCTACAAAACGGCACGCGGCTAGATGGTCCTGAGCGTCACGCGGTTGTGTTGCTGCCTGGTACAAAGGGCGGCGCCATGGGTACAGTGTTAGACGACGGCAACGTTTTGTTTATCAGCGAGAGATCCGGCGTGGTGCTGGCTCCGCTTCCGCCTAATCACGGCCATTATTTCAGGCTTCACAAATGACCCGCCGCCTACTGCCCTACGAACACCAGCTGATTGCTGAGCTGGGCATTAGCGAGCAGGAATATCTGAACTTTGTACAGGCGCAATTTGATCACACAAAACTGCCTGAAGATCGCCTGTTACTGCCACAAAACGATCCGGGAACAATCGGTTTAGTTCTAACTATTGTTGGCATCCTGTTTCAGGTAGGCGCCGCGTTATTAGCACCAAAGCCAGAACTACCTTCGCAACAGGACCAACGCCGTAGACGCGATCAAGCATTTTCCCCGCGTTTCGGATTTAACAGCGCACAGGAGTTGGCGAAGTACGGCGATCCCGTCAATCTGGTTTATTGCAACACCGACCAAAACACAACGGGCGGCGTTCGCGTCAACACCTCAATGGTGTGGTCCGCTGTCAGCAGCTTTGGCTCCAGTCAGTTCATGCAGATGGCTGCAGTGATTGGCGCGTCAAACATTGATCCCACCGGCATTGATGTAGCCCGCACAGCCTTTGGTCAGGCAACCCTGCGTCAGTTTGGCGCGCAAAAGTATTGGCTGTATTTACGGCAAAACGGGATTCTGCGTTTTAGTGATCAACGTTTCGGCGCTGGCACAGATCCAACGAGCGTCAACGAGCCTGCATCAGCGTTTGTTTACCGTGCTGCCTTAACTGGAGCGCAAAAAGCAGAAGGTTTTAGCCAAGCGTTTTCACCGTCCACGATGACACGGTGCGGCGTTACGGCGCCAATTCCAATCAACGTTGTTTATCTGGATCGTGACGAAAGGGGTTCATCCAGCCTGCGGGCAGATCTAGGGATTGAACTGAACGGACGCGGTGGATATTGGCCCGACAACGTTTTAGATAACTCACGCCCGGTTGTTCCTGTTGGGACTGTATTTACCCTGCGTTTCAAAGGGCTTGCCAGCAATGGTGCCAGCGATGTACGCCAAGCCGCATCCGAGTTGCGTCGTACTTTGCTGAGCTACATAGACGCGGCGAGCACCTACAAGCTAGGCAGCGCCAAGTTTCGCGTTAAGGGTCAAATTCAAGATCTGGAGTTGGATAACGATGCGACCACCATTGATCTGGAATGTATCGAACCCGGCATTTGCCCAGAGGAAGATTACGGCACGCTCAACTACAAGGCCAATGAGCGCGAGGCAACAGATGAAATTAAACGCCTTAATGCAGAAATCGTAGAGCTGAACAGGCTTATTTCGCAGACGCCGCCGATTCTTACTGGCTCTGCATCAGCCCGCGCTGGCGAAATCACCAATCGAATCAATCAAATCAACGACCGTATTGATCAGATTGAGGAACTGCGTGACCGCAAATGGACAATCGCTGAAATCGAAGAAATTGCTGGAGATGACGGCAGTAATTTCAGTGGAGAAACAATTCACTTTGCAAACAAGGTAGAAGATGCCCGCGAACGCCGTCGTGAACTACAAAGTAAAATTGACGACGAACTTGACAAAGAACGCAACAGGCGGGACAGAGACAAAATCCGGCAATGGAAAGAAGAAATACGTGGCGTCAACCGCCGCCTGAAAAACCTGCAGGCGAAATTAGACGAGGCAATTCGTCAATATGGCTTTGCTGATCGCAAGGGGCGCAATCTGCGTGAAGATCGCAAACGTCTGCTACGTGAGCAAAACAACCTCAACAAAGAGCTGGCAGAAATCTACGGTGGCACCAGCAACGTTGATCTAGACGCCACAAATAGCCGCTCTAGCGGTTGGCAAAATCAAATCAACCAAAAGCAAGCCGAAAAGGCATATTACGAAGCTGTTCTTCGCAACCCGGAGCTGCTGAACGACTTCTTTAACACCAAATGTTTGGTGAAAATTGAGGAAGCAACTTACGAAACAATTACCCCCTGCCGTGTTGTTGATTTTGCGCTAAAAGCTCGCGTATTCAAGCGAGTGCAAGGGCGGCAAAAGGTCTATGGCGAAGTCACCATGGACAACTATAAGGAAAGCGATAACGGATACAAACTGCGCTCCATGTTCTTCTGGGTCTGGTATCGCCGCACTGGCAATGACTGGACTCGCGTACCACGCATCTTTGTTGTCCGCCGTGGCGCAGACGTAGACAACTTCATTTCGCTCAAATTCATCGCAAACGACAACACCGGCAACTGGCAATTCAAGTTTGAGCCGATTGCTGAAACTGCTGCTGAAATGCGCCAGTACGGCTTCACTGATTTTGCCTACATCGAAAACGCCGGCAACGTTCAAACCATCAGCGGACCTGCAGGCGGTACGTTTACCTTCACCGGCAAACTACGCAACCGCGATGGACTGCTGGCACCCATCAACCGCAACCCATCTGAACTTGACGAATGGGGCCTGTTCTCCATGCGCTCAGACACGCAGTTGAACTTCAGCTTTGATAACGGACCAGAACTAGAAATTAAAGCTGTCACCGAACAATCAACCGAGGCGTTCAGTAATTACCCGCAGCTCTACAACAACCTGACAATGCTGGGCTTCAACGTCTACAGCGGTCAAGGCGTACAAGATCTGCGCTCCATGAGCGTCTTCGTCAACAAAGGCCGATTGGTGCGCCGCCTCAATGACGACGGCACTTACAGCGCAAATCCGGACACCGCCTCCAGCTTTGCACCCGAAATTTTCCTAGACACTATTCTCGATAACGTTGACGGCATCGGGCAGTACGCCAAAGCTGAAGGTATTGACCTGCCTGCCCTGGCACTGGCTAAGCGTTTCTGCCAGCGCAACAATCTGTTCTTTGATGGTGTGATTGCTGAGCCGACTGCCTGGCGTCAATTCTGGGCAGAAGTTGCACCGTACAGCCTGCTGGAACTTGGCCGGATTGGCGGCAAGGAAACCCTTATTCCTGCAGTGCCCTGCGACAACGCCGGCAACATCACCCGCACGGTCCAGATCCGCGCCATGTTTACCGCCGGCAACATTCTTGAGGATTCCTACAAAGAAGAATTTATTGACTACGGCAGCAGCGTTCAGGATCTAATTGCCACGGTCATTTATCGCAACACCGAACGCGACGGTGTGTTCCCGCGTAATGCCAGCGTGGATGTAAGCCTTGTTGGCGTAACTGAAGCAACCGCAATCCGCCAAACGTTTGATCTGTCGCAGTACGTCACCAACAGAAGCCAAGCGATCATGTACGCCAAGTTGTTGTGCCAGCAGCGCCGCAACATCCGCCGCAATATCGAGTTCAAAACCTTCCCAACCGACAGCCCGCTGTCCCCTGGCGCCTACATCTACGTCGATGCCGGCTTACAGGAATGGCAGGGCATTTACAGCGGACAGGTTGAATCGGGTGGCGCGTTAAACATCCCGCTGGCAGACACCATCCCCAACGGCAGCTACAGCGTGTTGCTTTACAAAGATGGTCAAAGCGTCATCACCACAACCGCCAGCATCAGCTCCAACGTGGCTAGCTCACTTGCCGGTTACGAAGGCTGGCTATTTGTGCTTGGAACACCTGCCAAGGCGAAGCGCACCTTCCGCGTGGTTGAAGTCCAGATGGATGAGGAAGGCGAAGTCAGTGTTCGGGCTGTGGAGCATCCCTGTGATAACTCCGGCCAGAGCTTGATTGCTGACTTTAGCGACGGGCTATTTGTCATCCGCTAGCCTGAAACTACGCATAACACGGTCTGATGGGCTTCTATACAGGTCGCTCCGGTTCCTTGGTGGTGGACGGGAAGCCTGTCGCCAAGATCCGTGATTGGTCGCTTGATACGACGGTTGAACTGATCAGTACCAACACCGTCGATAGCACCAGCAACACGTTTGTCCCTGGCATCAAAAGCGCCACCGGCAGCGCCACGCTGGTGTACTACAGGCTTGAGGCTGGTGAGTCTGCCACCTACAGCCAGTTCACGGCATTGCTGGGCAAGATCCAAAAGGTTGGCGCGGTTGCCGAATCTGACCGCGTGCTGATGGAACTGAAAGTCGGCACCAACACCAACGACAACATCCAGTTTTACGCCTACATCACATCGGCGCAGGTTGCGGTATCAACTGGTGAGCTGACTTCAGTGCCGATTCAATTTACGGTTGACGGCGACTTTATTGCTGGAGGCGTAATCGAATGACGGTATTCCTAGGCGTTCATGGCTCGGTAAAACTGCGTCGCAATACAGGCGTCATTCCGATTGAGGTTGCAGACAGTATTGACCCAGCGGATGTAAACACCAGCCTTAATCGCATTGGTTTTGACACATCCCTAGACAATATCCTTACCGGCGACCGCGTAGACATTGCGACCACGGACGCACGCGGTTTGGAGTGTTTCGCCAGCAGTGCATGGGCGTCAGGCGTGGTGGAGCCTTCGATTTCGGCTTACGTCAACGTCAACAACGCAGGCGGTCTGCGCTTTTTCACTACCTTTTCTGATGCGGTCAATAACAACAGATCTGCTGAACTGACAACTTACGCCTTCACTGGTGCGCCGCTGCCGATTACTTACACAATCCGAGACGTTAATTACAACACGCTTGGCAACGTAACCAGCTATCAGCTCAACACCGACCGCGAAGCACTTGACGCAACAACCCTAAGCGATAAGTTTCGCAGCCAATTTGCAGCAGGACTAATCAGCGGCAGTGGAACGATTGACTGCCTGTTTGATTACACCACTAACGGCGAAAAAGAAACGCCCTTGGTGATGCTGCAGTTGATCCAGCGTCTTGATATCGGCAGCGAATTTGAATGCGCGTTTTATCTGACCGACTCGGAAATTACGCCTGAAACAGAAACGATCTTTTACCAAGCAACCGCGATGGTCACGCGGGCTGGCGTCACGGTCAACACAACTGACACAATCCAGTGCGCGATTGATTTTGTAACCACAGGCGAGATTCGGTTGCTGGTGGGACGCCCTGCCGATTACATCCTCAAGGAAGACGACGACCGCATCCAACTGGAACAGTCTCTCAACTTCCTGCTACAGGAAACGACTGATTAAACTGACTTTACGGCCGCAGGCACTGGAGGCTTTACCTTGTCCGACCAACGCATTACGCAGTTACCTGCCCTTTCGGCTGCGTCTGCGGCGGCCACCGACGTATTGCCTGTTGCCGACGTATCGGCCAGTCAGACCAAAAAGATCACGGTCAAGGATCTGGTAGATGCCGGTCTCGACCTTGTAGATGCCAGCAGCATTGATCTATCAAAACTGGATCAGTCCAGCACCACCAAGATCGGCGCTACTGCCCTTGCTTCTGGCGCTGTCACTGCAGCCAAGCTTGCGGCTGATTCCAGCATTGCGGTTGATACCACCGCTCCTGTTAGCGACAACTTTGAGGGTCGCGGCTACTACAACAGCAGTACCGGCATCCTGAAGGTTTATGCGGCTGGTGCCTATGCCGACGTAAATGCGACGATTGCCAACGACGCAGTTACCACCGCCAAAATCCTTGACGGCGCCGTAACGACTGCCAAGGTCAGCAGCCTTGACACGGCAGCACTGGCTAACGGTGCAGTCACCTACGCCAAGATCCAAGACGTTTCCGCCACGGACAAACTGCTGGGTCGCAGCAGCGCAGGATCCGGCGACGTAGAAGAAATTACCTGCACCGCAGCGGGACGGGCACTACTTGACGATGCTGACGCTGCAGCACAACGCGCCACGCTGGGGCTCGGCACACTCGCCACACAATCCGGCACCTTCAGCGGCACCTTCAGTGGTACTAGCTCCGGCACCAACACGGGCGACCAGACAATCACGCTGACCGGCGACGTTACCGGCTCTGGCACGGGATCGTTTGCTGCCACCATCGCAAGCGCAGCAGTCACCGAAGCCAAGCTGGCTAGCAACGCGGTTTCTACCGCCAAGATCGTTGACGACGCGGTAACCGCCGCAAAACTGGCAGACAACAGCGCGATCATTGTCAGCAATGCCACCCCGAGCGGTTCTGGCGCATTTACGGGTCAGCAGTGGCTGAACACTGCAACAGGTATTGAGTACACCTGGACCGGCAGCGCATGGCAGCGTCAGGCAGCGGTCAACACGCTTACGGTCAGCGACGCCTCGCCACTGGCGTTTTCGGTTTCGTACCCGGATAACTTCAGCGCCAACGTTGATGTAACGCTTGACACTCAAGCCGCCAACCGCGTCTGGGCTGGACCGACCACTGGCTCTGATGCTGCGCCTAGTTTCCGCGCATTGGTTCCCGGCGATCTCCCCGATGCCACCAGCGTCGCCAAGGGCATCATCGTTCCTGGCACGGGTCTAAGCGTCAGCAGCGGCACGCTCAATCACTCCAACAGCGTTGCAACTGGTACTTACACCAAAGTCACGGTTGACGCGCAGGGTCACGTCAGCGCCGGCACCACGCTGAGTGCATCTGATGTACCAAGCCTTGACGCCAGCAAGATCACAACCGGCACCTTTGCCACGGCATTGGTTGCTAATGACGCGATCACTGGCGCGAAGCTGTCGGATTACTCCACCGCACAGATTGGTGAGGCACTGCCAACGGCTGACTTTATCGGTCAGTTGTTCTTCAACCCGCTTGATAAAAACATCTATCTCTGGGACGGTAACGTCTGGCAGCCGGTCGGTGTTTCGCTGGGTGAGCTGGTATTTGCCGGCACCTATGACGCCACCCTGAATGAGGTTGTTACTACTACAACGGTCGGCGCTGCTGTCGGCTTGGTGGCTGGTGATCCGCTGCCTGCTGCATCTAGCACCCTCACCTCTTATTACGTGGTGGTTGCTGAGGCTGGTACGGGTGTGGCGCCTGCACCTGCTGTTGCACTGGCACCGCCTGACATCATCCTTTGCGATGGCGCCAGCTGGACTGAAATTGACGTGTCCAGTACGTATGTGGCGCAGACCGCTGCAAACGTTGGCTTTACACCTGCAGGCACGATTGCTGCCACCAACGTTCAAACCGCAATTGAAGAGGTTGCGACTGAGGCGGCTAACGCCACAAACCTGACAAGCGGCACTGTTGCTGTTGGCCGAGGCGGCACTGGCGTCACCTCTTACACCAAGGGTGATCTGCTGGCGGCATCGGCTAGCACCACGCTCAACAAGCTTGGCGTTGGCACCAACGGTCAGGTATTGCGTGCGAACAGTGCAACCGCGACTGGTTTGGAGTGGGGCGCTGACTTTGTTGGAACTGTTACCAGCGTTTCAGGCTCTGGCGCAATCAGCGTTGCCAACGGAACTACCACCCCGGCAATCAGTGTCGCCTCTGCTAGCACCTCTGTTGTCGGTGTCGTTCAACTCAGTGATTCGACTAGCACCACCAGTTCCGTTCTGGCGGCGACTTCTACAGCGGTTAAGGCTGCCTATGACCTTGCTGATGCTGCACTGCCTAAAGCGGGTGGCACGGTAACTGGCAACATCAACCTTGATACCAACGTCAGCCTGGTATTTGAAGGCACCACTGCTGATGCTTTTGAAACCACGCTGAGCGCCACCGATCCAACGGCTGACCGCACCATCAGCCTGCCTAATGCTTCTGGCACAGTTGCGCTTACCAGCGACCTAAGTGCTTATGCGGCACTGGATACGGCGCAGACTTGGACAAAGGGCCAGCGCGGTGAAATTACTGCCCTAACCGACGGCGCCACGATCACGCCTGATTTTGCTGACTCCAATAACTTCAGCGTGACGCTTGGTGGCAATCGGACCCTTGCAAACCCGACTAATCTCACCGCAGGTCAGTCGGGCTGCATTTGGATCACGCAGGATGGCACCGGCTCCCGGACACTGGCTTACGGCAGTCAGTGGGACTTCACCGGAGGAACCGCACCGACGCTAACGACCACTGCCAACGCGGTTGATTGTTTGGTGTATGCGGTGCAAAGTAGCACCAAGATCACTGCCACCCTGATCACCAACCTGAGCTGAGCTAATGATTCCTGGAAGCGCTAATCCTCTCCTGCTTGCTACTGCTGCAGCCGGAGGATATTCCATTAGCAGAAGCGTTCGTTTCAACAGTAGCGACAGTGCCTACTTGTCCAGAACGCCTGCATCAGCCGGTAACCGCAAGACGTGGACCTGGGCGGGGTGGGTGAAGCTAGGCAAACTTGGCACTACCCAAAGAGTATTTAAAGCCGCAGATACTTATTTAAGTTACTATTCTACTACGGGGACTCTATATACAAATCTGCGAGGAGCCTCTACTAACTACTTCATCTCGTATGCAAACGTCTACAGAGACCCCTCGGCTTGGTATCACATCGTTTTAGCGGTAGATACAACCCAATCGACAGCAGCGGATCGTCAAAAGCTATACGTCAATGGAGTCCAAGTAACAGCGTCTGGTCCATTAGGGCAAACCTATCCACCGCAAAATGACGACACGGGTGTAAATTCCACTTCAAATCAGCACCAAATCGCAGGAGATACTGTTGATTCACTGTATTTTGATGGCTACCTCGCCGACATCCACTTCATCGACGGCCAAGCCCTAGACCCCACCAGCTTCGGCGAGTTCTCCGCCACCACCGGCGTGTGGATGCCTAAGGCGTACACCGGCAGCTACGGCACCAACGGGTTCCACTTGGAGTTCGCGGACAATAGCAGCAAC